GAAAAACGAGTATTTTTAGTCATCCTGTTTACCTCTTTCTCAGGAAGTTTAGTCTCCAGGATTCCCGGGGCGGTTCATAATAGGTACTGGAAATCATCAAGCCTTCCAGTTTGTGAAAGATTCAACCACAGGCCAAAACCAAAACGTAGCCGACGAGACAAGGTGTTGAAAAAACTCATGCAAATAAACATGGCTGGTTTTGTCAGATTCGTGAGTGAAACGATTAACGGTGATTGATATGGACGATAACTTAGAGAGATTTGAAGATTGGTGCGCTGATGAACTTGGTGTCTCCGCTTGCTTCATTCGACAAATGAGAAGCAAGAATATTTTGGGCGTGATTGTGTATAAACGAGTTGAAATAAACAAGAGATACAGGGCTTGGATGGCCGCAGTTCGCACCGCCGGAGTCAAAGTGAAGGAGTAACGATGAAGCAAACAATCTTCCTCCGAACTAAGCAACAACAGCAAGCCGCAATCAACGCCATCCTCGCAACACCACTCGATAAAGACAAGCCAGTCACCATCCGCATTACTGACTACAAGCGCAACCTTGACCAGAACGCAAAATTTCACGCGATGCTGGCGGATATCGCTAGGCAAGTTCAGTGGCGCGATAAATGGTTAAAACCAGAACAATGGAAGGTTTTGTTGATCAGCGGTCATGCAGTGGCAACAAAGCAGGAAGCTGATGTTTTGCCCGGGCTTGAAGGCGAATACGTCAACATTCGCGAAAGCAGCGCGCAGATGAGTGTGAAGCGTATGGCAAGTCTGATTGAGTACACAACAGCCTGGGCTATTGGTCAGGGTGTCAGATTTACCGACAGGAGGTACGAATGAGGCGACAGCGACGAAGTTTCACCGACATCATCTGCGAAAACTGCAAATACCTTCCAACGAAACGCTCCAGAAATAAACGCAAGCCAATCCCAAAAGAATCTGATGTAAAAACCTTCAACTACACGGCTCACCTGTGGGATATCCGGTGGCTAAGACATCGTGCGAGGAAATGACAATGGATTATTCACAGTTAAGTGATTTTGAAATTAACGTGGCGGTATTCGAAGCCATTCATAACGGATCACCGGATTACAAAGAAGGTGAGAATGGCGATATGGTGTTTGTCTCATTTGAGGGAGACATTGTAAACGGAGACGCAGTTGAAGTAGAAGTTGAGCGCGGATCCTTTAACCCATGCGCAAACCCAGCAGACGCATGGCCGATTATTGAAAAATACAGGATTAGCATTATCAATCTCGATGAAGACGAGTGGGGTGCACGCGGTGTGGCCTACTGTAAATCTAAGCGAGCTATACATGAAAATCCCCTCCGCGCCGCCATGAATGTCTTTCTCATGATGCAGAGAATCCAATAATGCTTAGCCCATCCCAATCCATTCAATACCAGAAAGAAAGCGTCGAGCGAGCTTTAACGTGCGCTAACTGCGGTCAGAAGCTGCATGTGCTGGAAGTTCACGTGTGCTCCGATTGCTGCGCAGAACTGATGAGCGATCCGAATAGCTCAATGTACGAGGAAGAAGACGATGAATGAGTTAATAAATGGCAATGCCATCAAAATGACAAGCATTGAAATCGCTGAGTTGGTGGGAAGTCGTCCAGATAACGTAAAAATATCAATAGAGCGCCTGGCTAAATCTGGAGTTATTCAACTTCCTGCATTGCAGGTTTTCGAAAAAATCAATAACTTAGGGCTGCGCCGTAGTGTCGAGGCTTATGTCTTCGAAGGCGAACAAGGTAAGCGAGACAGCATTATTGTCGTCGCCCAATTGTCGCCGGAATTCACCGCTCGTCTTGTTGACCGTTGGCGAGAGCTTGAAGAAGCTGCGGTTAATATCCCCAAAACGTTACCAGAAGCGTTGCGCCTTGCTGCTGATCTTGCTGAGCAGAAAATGCAACTGGAAAACCAGCTCGCAATTGCCGCACCTAAAGTTGAGTTTGCCGATCGCGTTGGCGAGGCCAGCGGAATTTTGATTGGAAACTTTGCAAAGGTTGTTGGAATTGGTCCAAACAAACTGTTTGCGTGGATGCGCGATCACAAAATCCTTATTGCTTCAGGTTCCCGGCGCAATGTGCCAATGCAGGAATATATGGATCGCGGCTATTTCACAGTGAAAGAAACAGCGGTCAACACAAATCACGGAATACAGATATCGTTCACCACAAAAATCACCGGGCGTGGTCAACAGTGGCTGACCAGAAAGCTGCTCGATAACGGAATGCTGAAAGTAACAGGAGAGGCTGCTTAATGGTTAACCTACGCAAAGAAGCGCGCGGCAGAGAATGCCAGGTACGTATTTACGGCGTATGCAATGGTAATCCTGAAACTACAGTTCTGGCACATTACCGGATGGCTGGAATTTGCGGAACGGGAATGAAGCCTGACGACCTGATCGGCGCATGGGCTTGTAGCGCGTGTCACGATGAAATCGACCGACGCACCCATAACCTCGACAACAAAGACGCCAGACTTTACCACCTGGAAGGCGTGATCAGGACGCAGGCGATACTGCTGAAGGAGGGGAAGATTAAGCCATGAACGAATATCAGTTTGTGCTTCCTTACCCGCCGTCGGTGAATACCTACTGGCGAAGACGGGGAAGCCAATACTACATCAGCGATAAAGGTCAGAAATACCGAAAAGACGTTCAGCAAATCATCCGCCAACTCAAGTTAGACATTTTCACCAAATCACGACTCCGCATCAAAGTCATCGCAGACGTTCCAGACTCCCGCCGCCGCGACCTCGATAACATCCTGAAAGGTTTACTCGACTCACTTATCCACGCCGGATTTGCGGAAGACGACGAGCAATTCGATGACATTCGCGTAATTCGTGGTGTGAAAGTACCAGGCGGAAGGCTTGGAATAAAAATCACCGAACTGGAGAACGTATGAACGCCACAATTCAAACGATACCAGAGCTTCTTATCCAGACACGAGGCAATCAGACCGAAGTGGCGAGGATGCTTTCCTGCGCAAGAGGAACAGTGCTCAAGTACAACCGAGACAGCAAAGGCGAGCGTCACGTAATAGTTAACGGCGTCCTGATGGTCAAACAGGGCAAAAGGGGAAGGCCATGAGACTCGAAAGCGTAGCTAAATTTCATTCGCCAAAAAGCCCGATGATGAGCGACTCACCACGGGCTACGGCTTCTGACTCTCTTTCCGGTACTGATGTGATGGCTGCTATGGGGATGGCGCAATCACAAGCCGGATTCGGAATGGCTGCATTCTGTGGTAAGCACGAACTCAGCCAGAACGACAAACAAAAGGCTATCAACTATCTGATGCAATTTGCACACAAGGTATCGGGGAAATACCGTGGTGTGGCAAAGCTCGAAGGAAATACTAAGGCTAAGGTACTGCAAGTGCTCGCAACATTCGCTTATGCGGATTATTGCCGTAGTGCCGCGACGCCGGGCGCAAGATGCAGAGATTGCCACGGTACAGGCCGTGCGGTTGATATAGCAAAAACAGAGCAGTGGGGGAGAGTTGTTGAGAAAGAATGCGGAAGATGCAAAGGCGTCGGTTATTCAAGGATGCCAGCAAGCGCCGCATATCGCGCTGTAACGATGCTAATCCCAAACCTTACTCAACCCACCTGGTCACGCACTGTTAAGCCGCTGTATGACGCTCTGGTGGTGCAATGCCACAAAGAAGAGTCAATCGCAGACAACATTTTGAATGCGGTCACACGTTAGCAGCATGATTGCCACGGATGGCAACATATTAACGGCATGATATTGACTTTTTGAATAAAGTTGGGTAAATTTGACCAAACGATGGATAAATGCACTCGTTAAATAAAGCCCTGAGTTAATAGCTCGGGGCTTTTTGCGTTTTAATCACGACCTTTCTGAAAGCACATCAACCCAAATACCAGACAGACAAAAATAATCACCTTATCCGCTGTGGCTACGGTGCGGTGTGCTTTGCATAAAAGAAAACCAGCGTAATGGCTGGCTTCGTGAAAGCGGGTGGCATGAGGTTGCGCTAACAACCTCCTGCCGTTTTGCCCGTGCATATCGGTCACGAACAAATCTGATTACTAAACACAGTAGCCTGGATTTGTTCTATCAGTAATCGACCTTATTCCTAATTAAATAGAGCAAATCCCCTTATTGGGGGTAAGACATGAAGATGCCAGAAAAACATGACCTGTTAGCCGCCATTCTCGCGGCAAAGGAACAAGGCATCGGGGCAATCCTTGCGTTTGCAATGGCGTACCTTCGCGGCAGATATAATGGCGGTGCGTTTACAAAAACAGTAATCGACGCAACGATGTGCGCCATTATCGCCTGGTTCATTCGTGACCTTCTCGACTTCGCCGGACTAAGTAGCAATCTCGCTTATATAACGAGCGTGTTCATCGGCTACATCGGTACTGACTCGATTGGTTCGCTTATCAAACGCTTCGCTGCTAAAAAAGCCGGAGTAGAAGATGGTGGAAATCAATAATCAACGTAAGGCGTTCCTCGATATGCTGGCGTGGTCAGAGGGAACTGATAACGGACGTCAGAAAACCAGAAATCATGGTTATGACGTCATTGTAGGCGGAGAGCTATTTACCGATTACTCCGATCACCCTCGCAAACTTGTCACGCTAAACCCAAAACTCAAATCAACAGCAGCCGGGCGCTATCAGCTTCTTTCCCGTTGGTGGGATGCCTACCGCAAGCAGCTTGGACTGAAAGACTTCTCTCCGAAAAGCCAGGACGCTGTGGCACTGCAACAGATTAAAGAGCGTGGCGCTTTGCCGATGATTGATCGCGGTGATATCCGTCAGGCAATCGACCGTTGCAGCAATATCTGGGCTTCACTGCCGGGGGCTGGTTACGGTCAGTTCGAGCATAAGGCTGACAGCCTGATTGCAAAATTCAAAGAAGCAGGCGGAACGGTCAGAGAGATTGAGGTATGAGTAGAGTAACCGCGATTATCTCCGCTCTGGTTATCTGCATCATCGTCAGCCTGTCATGGGCTGTTAATCATTACCGTGATAACGCCATGACCTACAAAGAGCAGCGCGATAAGGCCACATCCACAATCGCTGACATGCAGAAGCGTCAACGTGATGTAGCAGAACTTGACGCCAGATACACAAAGGAGCTTGCTGATGCTAACGCGACTATTGAAAGTCTCCGTGCTGATGTTTCTGCTGGGCGTAAGCGCCTGCAAGTCGCCGCCACCTGTGCAAAGTCAACGACCGGAGCCAGCGGCATGGGCGATGGAGAAAGCCCAGGACTTACAGCAGATGCTGAACTCAATTATTACCGTCTCCGAAGTGGAATCGACAAGATAACCGCGCAGGTTAACTACCTGCAGGAATACATTAGGACGCAATGCCTTCGATGATAGCGATAATTTTACTCATCATCCTTCACATCTGGCTCTGTAGACAGGGTGGTGATCACTTCTGGAGTAAATCCAGATTAAACATCTCATTGCTGATGCTTGATATTGAGCATCTGGCGCGCAGTAAGGGGCTGCGTTGAGATAAGAGCCAGTTCATTACAAATACCAGGATTTAGCCTCGCATTCGCGGGGCTTTTTATATCTGAATTTCACAGCGCATCTCACGCGCATATTAACGAGAGCCTTTCAGTAAGCGAGCCTGAGAAATGCCGTTATAGGTGGCGACCTCTCTCGGGCGGCTTTTCTGTGAGACAGGCTCACTTTCTAAAAGGTAAAGACGCTATGAATAACTTTGTTGAAATTACCTCAAGAATTGGTCGCATGTACCAAGATTTTCTTATAAGTGGAAAGGGGTCTGGCGACATCATAGAGGAAATTGACAAGCTAAGTGCAGAGCTGAGAAGGAATGGGTGTGTTAATTCTATCTTTTTTGAAACTTTGCTAAAGCAAGGCTTTATGTTTGACATGATTAATTACAACAAAGTCGCACCCAGTGCTTCGCAAAAATCATATGTGTACGTTCTGCATGCTGAAGATAGTGGGCTAACAAAAATAGGGTTTAGTCGCAGGGTTAATAAACGAATTTCAGAGATATCTCGCATGAGTGGTGGGAAGCTAAATCTAATTGCAAAGATTCCTGCCGATAGAGAGCTTGAAACCAAATTGCACCAAAAATATTACAACTATAGGTCGCACGGGGAGTGATTTAGCCTCAATCGTTGTCATTTGAAAGAGCTAAAAGAAATGCCTGGTAACGAACTGAAATAATCCCCGGACTCACCAATTAACGGCAGTACAGCGAAACAACCCAAGCCAGAAAGTGGGGAAATAAACTGGCAGCCACTGAAAGATGAACCTCCTGCCTTATGGCAAAAAAGATTCTTTGTGGTGGCGGACTGATGGAAAGACATCGGTTATTGCAGAGACCATTCAATGAGTGGTCTCGACAATGGCTTATACCCTGCACGGGATAACTTAACTGATATCCCTTTTAACGGATAAACGGAGCCAACAATGGCAGAGATTATTCCCATGACTGAAGAACAGAAATTCCAGTTAGAGATTTACAAACTGGTCATGAACCAGAACGCAGCCGCAGAAGAAGCATTTCAATTCATTGGCACTGACGAGCTGAAGCTTGAGCTATTTAAAATTCACTTCCAGTCAGGCGGCGCTAATTCGGATATCACGATCCGCACATTCGAAGCGGTGCGTAAATCGAAGGAAGCGTTAGACCTGTTCACTACCGGAGCGTAAACATGGCAACTCAAGGTTTCGACAACCCATCCAAATTCCGCGATGAATGGGATAAGCAAGCAGAAGGGAAATAATCAATATGGCGACTGAGAAAAAGAAAGGTGGTCGCCCCTCTGATTATATGCCGGAGGTGGCTAATGACATTTGCGCATTGCTTTCCTCCGGCGAGAGTCTGCGCAAAGTTTGCGAACGCCCAGGAATGCCGAGCAAAACATCAGTTTTTCGCTGGCTGGCTGAACATCAGGAGTTTCGTGACCAGTACGCGAAGGCAACAGAGACTCGGGCCGACTCTATTTTCGAAGAGATATTCGAAATTGCTGACGACGTAATCCCTGATGCCGCCGAGGTGGCAAAGGCAAGACTTCGCGTTGATACCCGCAAATGGGCGCTGGCCAGAATGAATCCCCGTAAGTATGGCGACAAGGTAACTAACGAGCTTGTCGGTAAGGACGGCGGCGCAATCCAGATTGAAACATCACCGATGAGCACTCTATTCGGAAAATGACCTCGATTAATCCTATCTTTGAACCGTTTATTGAGGCGCATCGCTACAAAGTCGCCAAAGGCGGTCGAGGTAGCGGTAAGTCATGGGCAATTGCGAGGCTTCTTGTTGAAGCGGCGCGTCGGCAGCCTGTGCGTATTCTCTGCGCTCGTGAACTGCAAAACAGCATCAGCGATTCGGTAATCCGGTTGCTTGAAGACACCATCGAGCGGGAAGGGTATTCGGCTGAGTTTGAAATTCAGCGTTCAATGATTCGTCATCTCGGAACGAATGCTGAATTCATGTTCTACGGCATAAAAAACAACCCGACGAAGATTAAATCGCTCGAAGGCATTGATATCTGCTGGGTGGAAGAAGCGGAAGCGGTAACGAAGGAATCATGGGATATCCTGATACCAACCATCCGCAAGCCGTTTTCCGAAATATGGGTGAGCTTCAACCCTAAGAACATTCTCGACGATACCTATCAGCGATTCGTTGTAAATCCTCCCGATGATATTTGTCTGCTGACGGTGAACTATACAGACAACCCGCACTTTCCTGAAGTTCTCCGTCTGGAGATGGAAGAGTGTAAACGCAGAAATCCGACACTGTATCGTCACATCTGGCTTGGTGAGCCAGTGAGCGCAAGTGATATGGCAATCATCAAACGTGAATGGCTTGAAGCTGCAACCGATGCGCACAAGAAACTCGGATGGAAAGCGAAAGGCGCTGTTGTCTCTGCGCATGACCCATCAGATACAGGGCCAGATGCTAAAGGTTATGCATCGCGCCACGGTTCGGTAGTTAAGCGCATTGCCGAAGGCCTGCTGATGGACATCAATGAAGGTGCTGACTGGGCTACTTCGCTGGCGATTGAAGACGGCGCTGACCATTACCTGTGGGATGGTGATGGTGTTGGTGCCGGGCTACGCAGACAGACAACGGAAGCGTTCTCCGGCAAGAAAATCACCGCCACGATGTTCAAGGGCAGCGAATCGCCATTCGATGAAGATGCGCCGTATCAGGCCGGAGCATGGGCTGATGAAGTAGTACAGGGCGACAACGTTCGCACTATTGGCGATGTATTTCGCAATAAGCGAGCGCAATTCTATTACGCGCTGGCTGACAGGCTGTATCTGACATATCGGGCGGTTGTTCACGGTGAGTATGCAGACCCCGACGACATGCTGAGTTTCGACAAAGAAGCGATAGGCGAGAAGATGCTGGAGAAGCTGTTTGCAGAACTGACGCAGATTCAGCGCAAATTCAATAAAAACGGGAAGCTGGAGCTAATGACTAAGGTCGAAATGAAGCAGAAGCTCGGTATTCCATCTCCTAACCTGGCTGATGCGCTGATGATGTGTATGCATTGCCCGGCATTGGTCCGCGAAGAAACTGAAATATACGTTCCCTCATCCTCCGGTTGGTAAACATGGCAGAGACATTAGAGAAAAAACATGAGCGGATCATGCTCAGGTTTGACCGCGCCTATTCTCCACAGCAGGAAGTGCGCGAAAAGTGCATTGAAGCTACGAGGTTTGCTCGTGTCCCCGGAGGTCAATGGGAAGGAGCAACGGCGGCTGGAACTAAGCTTGATGAGCAGTTCGAGAAGTATCCTAAGTTTGAAATCAACAAGGTAGCAACTGAACTTAACCGCATCATTGCAGAATACCGCAATAACAGAATCACAGTTAAGTTTCGTCCTGGTGACAGAGAGGCAAGCGAAGAGTTAGCTAATAAATTAAATGGTCTGTTCCGTGCTGACTACGAAGAAACTGATGGCGGTGAGGCTTGCGATAATGCATTTGACGACGCTGCTACTGGTGGTTTCGGTTGCTTCCGTTTGACGTCGATGCTGGTCAATGAATACGACCCCATGGACGATCGTCAGCGTATTGCTATTGAACCAATATACGACCCGTCGCGCTCTGTGTGGTTTGACCCTGACGCTAAGAAGTACGACAAATCTGACGCGTTGTGGGCGTTCTGCATGTATTCGTTGTCACCTGAAAAATATGAGGCTGAATACGGAAAGAAACCTCCTGCTTCTCTGGATGTAACGTCTATGACCAGTTGGGAATATGACTGGTTTGATGCAGATGTTATTTACATAGCGAAGTATTACGAAGTTCGTAAAGAGTCTGTTGACGTTATCAGTTATCGTCATCCAATCACTGGAGAGATTGCAACATACGACAGTGATCAGGTCGAAGATATTGAAGATGAACTGGCAATAGCTGGATTTCAGGAAGTGGCAAGGCGCTCAGTGAAGCGCCGTCGTGTGTATGTATCCGTAGTGGATGGTGATGGTTTCCTTGAGAAACCTCGACGTATTCCTGGTGAGCATATCCCCCTCATCCCGGTTTATGGAAAACGCTGGTTCATTGATGACATTGAGCGTGTCGAAGGACATATTGCAAAAGCAATGGATCCACAGCGTTTGTACAACCTTCAGGTATCAATGCTGGCTGATACTGCAGCGCAAGACCCAGGTCAGATCCCTATAGTTGGCATGGAGCAAATACGTGGACTTGAGAAGCACTGGGAGGCTCGCAACAAGAAACGACCAGCGTTCTTGCCGTTGCGCGAAGTGAGAGATAAATCTGGCAACATCATCGCTGGAGCTACCCCGGCAGGATATACACAGCCTGCGGTTATGAATCAGGCATTGGCTGCATTACTACAGCAAACCAGTGCAGATATTCAGGAGGTTACAGGCGGCAGTCAGGCCATGCAGCAGATGCCAAGTAATATTGCTCAGGAAACGGTTAACAACTTGATGAACAGAGCAGATATGGCTTCGTTTATCTATCTGGACAATATGGCGAAAAGTCTTAAACGCGCTGGTGAAGTATGGCTGTCAATGGCGCGTGAAGTGTACGGTTCAGAACGTGAAGTGCGCATCGTTAACGAAGATGGAAGTGATGATATCGCTGTCCTGAGCGCACAGGTTGTTGACAGGCAAACAGGGGCTGTTGTTGCGTTAAATGACCTTTCTGTCGGTCGATACGATGTGACGGTTGATGTTGGACCAAGCTACACAGCACGACGTGATGCAACGGTTTCTGTACTGACAAATGTCCTTAGCTCTATGCTTCCAACAGACCCAATGCGCCCGGCAATTCAGGGTATTATTCTGGACAATATCGATGGCGAAGGCCTTGATGACTTCAAAGAGTACAACCGAAACCAACTGCTGATATCTGGTATTGCAAAACCACGCAATGAGAAAGAGCAGCAGATTGTTCAACAGGCGCAAATGGCAGCACAAAGCCAGCCAAATCCTGAAATGGTTCTCGCTCAGGCGCAAATGGTAGCAGCGCAGGCAGAAGCGCAAAAAGCAACTAACGAAACTGCTCAAACTCAAATCAAAGCATTTACTGCCCAGCAGGATGCGATGGAGAGTCAGGCAAACACTGTCTATAAACTGGCTCAAGCCAGAAACATCGATGACAAAGCAGTGAACCGCCCCGGGAATCCTGGAGACTAAACTTCCTGAGAAAGAGGTAAACAGGATGACTAAAAATACTCGTTTTTC